ATGACCCCAGTCGCGATTGCCGTTCTTTCCGTCAGCATGTCTGCGGACGCGTTTGCTGCCGCCATCGGGCGCGGCGCGCAAAATCGCCCCACCCTGTCGCAAGCCCTCAAGACCGGTCTGATCTTTGGTGTGATCGAGGCTTTGACCCCGCTGATCGGCTTTGGCCTCGGCGTCGCGGCGGCGGGTTTTGTCGAACAGGTAGACCACTGGATCGCCTTCGGCCTTCTGGGGACCGTCGGTCTGAAGATGATCTGGGAAGCCCTTAAGCACGAAGGTGCCGAAGACGCTGCGGAAGCCGCCCGCAAGAGCGGCAAGGCAGGCCTATTGGCCGTGATCGCCACCGCCGTCGGCACCTCTATCGATGCCGGTGCCGTGGGCGTGGGTCTGGCATTGCTGGACGCCAACATCTGGCTGATCGCCGCCTGCATCGGCTTTACCACCTTCAGCCTCGCCACACTGGGCCTGCTGGTTGGCAAGTTCGCCGGCTCGCGCCTCGGCAAGATCGTCGAACTGGTCGGCGGCATCGCCTTGATCACGCTCGGCCTGAAGATCCTGCTCGAACATCTGGGCGTGATCGGCGTCTGATCGTTTCTATCGCTCGAACAGGGCGGACACGTCGGGCTCTTTGTCGAACTGGCAATAATCGCTGAGCATCCGGAGCGGCATGTCGAATTCGTCCCCCTTGGGGAGCTCGCCCCCTTCCAGCTTGGAGCGTACGCGCGTCACGCGACGGCGTGCGACATTCATCCAATAACGCGCCCCCATCAGCCGTTTGACCGCATCGGCATCAGGCAGGTCCATCAGGTCCACCGTGCTGAGCGCATGGATACATTCATCCATTTCGCCTTCCGTGGCCGAGACATTATCGAGATTGAAGGGCGTCTTGCTGCGGGCGCTCGACTTTCCTTTGGCGCGCTTCAAAGCCGATTTACAACGCCCGAGCAGCAAGTGAACCACTTCGCGACGCGCCGCCAGAGCCGCATCCTCTCGAGCCCGTTCCAATCGATGGGAGTGTTTGACGACCGCGAAGGCGGCCCAAACACCCGCAGCGGCCGCGGCCACGCCTGCCACGCTGCCCCAAGCCTGAATCCAAGACGGAAGATCAACCACGCCACTCTCCACACGCGCCACTGCGGGAGAGCCTAGCGTTTGTGCCGTGCAGCATACAATCGCGAGCCGAAGCCCGCAGGATCACAAATTTGGCAGGGATGCTTTTCGTAAAAGAAGGTGGTGGTTGGAGGCGGGATCGAACCGCCGACCTGTGGGTTATGAAACCTCTGGTCTCATGCTATTGCGCGTTGGTTTTATTAACCTTTTTGGCCTTAACGCGCTTCGCTTCGGGACTATTTCGGGACAGCTTAGCAAGCCCGTTTTTCACATCGGCCTCCAAGGCGTGGGCGTAGACCATGGTGGATTTGATATCCGCGTGCCCAAGCAGCCTTTGCGTGACCCGCAGGTTCTCAGTAGCGCGCAGGATGTTCATGGCGCTGTGGTGGCGCATGGCGTGGGCACCGCGCATGCCCTTGGCTTCGCGGAGGCCAGAGCGCGTCATGGCTCGGCGCAGCGCGATAGACGCACCGCCCGGCTTTAGGGCCAGAAGCTTTGCAGGCTGCCCTTCCTTCTTAGATGGCCGTTCTCGGAACCACACGGTATCGAGGCCCGCAGCCTGCGCCCTGCCCTTTCGGGCGGCGAGCATGGCGGCATCTTCTGGCAAGAGCGGAATGATGTGATCGTCACCGCCTTTGCGCTCACGAAGGCGAACGCGGGCGTTGTTGAGATCAGAGACGTCCAAATCGGCCAGCGGAAAGAACAGTTCTGAAAGGCGGCAGCCGTAGCGCGTCGCAAAGTTGATCAGGTCGTGCCAGTGCGGAAGCACCTCGGCCAATACGAGATCGAGATCACCGCCGGCAAACTCTTTCGGCTTGGGTTTCGGCTCCGACAGGCGCAGCTCCTGCCAATCGATCTCCGGCAGGGTCGCGCCCCACGCCTTGCGTGCCCTGTTCAGGATCGGGCGCAGAGCGTCGATCATGTCACGGTTTACCGTGGAGTCAGATGGCAGATAAAGCTTGGCGTCCTTGGCCTTCGACTTAGTATAGGTTTGGCCTCGACGGCGCTGGATCGCGATTGCCATAGACTGGGTGGTTATGGCGTTGATCGGCGTATTGGGACCGACGATGGCAAGCATGCGATCCATGCGCCCGCCAAGGCGTTCCGCATCCTTCTTGTGCTGGCCCTTTTCCTCCCACCAGCGCCCCGCCGCGAGGTCAAGGGTCATCAGGGAGGCGTTGTCCAGCATGCCTAGAGCGGCCTGCTGGCGCAGATCACGCTCTATCTGCTCGGCAGCGCGCTTACTCTCGACCCCCGTAGAGCCGTGAAAGCGACGACCTTTCTGGACGAAGTCGTATTGCCAGTAGCGGCTGTTTTTCGACTTGTAGACGGACACGGAAGTTGAGTTTCCCTGGAAAGGTAGGCCCTCAAATCGGCCTCGGTAAAACGTTTCGTCTTTCCCACCAGAACAAAGCGGATAGCACCGCCTTCAACCAGCGCTGCCAACGTCTTCACGTCAACCCCGATGATCTGACACGCGGTCTTGGCGAAGATGGTGGCACGATTGGCAAAAGCCTCTGCAATCCGGGCTTCGGTGGCAGGTCCAAGGTGGGACCAAATATCCTGCTCTTGCGCAGCAGCCATCACTTCCTCCTTGGCCGAATGAATGTCCCGCATCGATGGCAGGAACCGAAGATGGCACCAGGTCCCAGCTGCGGGTGCCCGAACAGTCGGCACCAGATACGGCGCATCATGTTGCCTCCATCTTGACAGGGTAAGGATCGATCACTTCGATCTGGTAGTGGGGAATTACCCTCCCGACGTCTTTGACGTTCCAATTGGGCCTCCCGTGAGGACTGTTCATTTTTTCCCCCACCAGATTGTGCCCGCCCGAAGCCCGCCCAGAAATCCAATCATTGCACCGACTATGAACGACATCACTGCGATTACATTGATCACGACTGCGGTCCCTTCGTGAGTTACGGGTTCGTTCATAGCGATTTTCTTTGTTTTCGGCACTTCCTGAACCAGATGCGGCCCATGGCTTCCCATGCGGGAATGCCGTGCGTTTTGGCATCAAGTTTGGCCTCGTCCTCGATGTCGCCAAGGCTTTCGATGGTGGCAGGCAGATGCTCCAAATCGATCTCAGCGAAGTCTGGTCGATGCATCAGCATATCCACGGCCTTGATCGCGGCGGCGGTGATGGGTGCGGCTTGTGCCTTGACCAATAGTTCCACGACCTGCCGCGCCTTCATGGCCCCGCGCTTTTTGGCGAGCTGGTCAATGGTGCCGACGGCTACTGTCTCGCCCGCTTTCCAGCCACGCCCGCCATAGTTGCTGACGACCAGAACGGCACCGGCACGATCCAGAACCTGCTGGACTGTCTGCGCGTCTTCGTCGCCAGCGGTCAGCTTGGCGCGGTGCATCTGGACGGGGGTGATGGCAACCCGATCAAGGTTGTGACCCACGAAGGCCGCAGCCCTGTCATCGAGGGCAGCAGCGTCCACGACCAGCACCGGAATGCGTTGTAGGTTGCGCGTAGCAGCGGCAAACGCCGTGTGTTGGCCGTCGATGATTTCGAAGCCGCGCTCTGTCCAAGCTACCACAGGCGGCTTGAACCTGCGCCAATCCCATCCTTCGACGATCTTCTTGATCAGCCCCAACGATTTCGGCGACAGGTCACGCTGATAGGCGCGCTCAACCAGCAGGTCAGACGGGTTCATCCATTCCAGCATAGGTTCAGCAGTCGGCACGGCTCCCGCCACGCACCCCTCTTCGAACTGGATTGGGGCAATGTTGACTAGGGTGTCGGTGGTTTCGGTCATTGCGGGGCCTCACCGTTGGCTTTGGCGAGGGCGGCGTCGATAAACCCGACCCAATCCTCGTCGGACCCTACAGCCAATTTAAAATCGGCATCGCAATACAGGAGCTGAATAATGGTTCTCCTCGCCTCTATCAGCGCCTCCTTCATTTCAGGAGCGGCGGCGAACAGGCGGGCTTGCTCTTCGAGAACAGCCTCGGACAGATCGCGCAAAGCCTCCAGCAGTTCATCGCTGGCTGGGGCGGAGGTGTAGAGGGGCGTGTCGTACGGGATACCGCTAAGGTCCTTCAGAACTTCGATCTCGCGCTCTCCAAACGCTTCGGGATCGCCATGTGCTGATACGACCCGAGCCACAGGCTCCTGCTCCACCTTCGGGGCTTCGGGGTTGACGCCAGTGTCGTGCGAAATTTTGTCAGCAACGGGCTTTGACAACAGCGCATTGTCATCAGCCGTCGGGGCTTCGGGGTTCAGGCGACGGGACTTGTCCCCAAGTTGGGCGTTCAGGATGTCTTTCAGCCGCGCACGGACTAGCGAAACGTCTGTGGAGGAAGCGAGATGTCGCGCCTGCTCATCCGAAATCAGGTTAAGCATATCGTCGGACGTGTATGCGTCCATTCCGTCAGCCTTCGGGGCAGCTGCGAGCGCGGCTTCAGCCAATATCCGGTAGCGATATTCCGACAGTGTTTGCCTAAACGGGCGGTCAGCCTCTTTGATCGCGGCCACAACTGCCTCACGCGGCACATTCACAATATCGGTCATCACGCGCCACCTCCGAACACGAACACTGGCAACCAGATCAGGGCAACGAAGCTCCCGACCGCAAGCAGCGCCGTTAGGTCGCGAAGAATAGAGCGCGCCCTCATTGGGTCAGCTCCAGCACGTCGCGCAGAACTGACAAAGCGCAGGCGTCTGGCCAGTCCTGCATGACGTCATCGTCATCGCGAAACTGCTTAATGACCACCAGAGCCTTGAGCCTTAAGTCGCCGTGGCTTTGGGCCTTGCGACGGCAGATTGCATCTTCCACGACAGCGATCTGATCCCAGATCGCGTTCTCCGCATCTTCGTCGTCAGCGCAACCGAAGGCAGCGGAGGCTTGAGAAAGGGCCTCGCGGAACTTTAACTCCGCATCGATGATTTGTCTCGCCCGCACGATAACTTCGATGTCGGCGGTTTTGGCGGACTTGCTCTCCATCCATTTGTCGAGCCAGTCCAGCGCGTGAAACTTGACTGGCTTTCCAACCCAGTCTTCCACTCCGCCGAAAGAGTAAAAATCTTGCGCGGTCCAGACGACCTCGGGGGCGACAGCAGTGGCGACTGCAACGGCTCGATCATGATTGAGGCGCGTCAACCGGTCCGCCTCAGCCGCAGCCTCTCGCAAAGCAAGCCATTCCTCATACAGGCTGCTTATTGTCGGGGCAGTCGGCGCATTGGCGCGCTCAACAGCCTCAAGGGCTGCGGCGGCGTTCTCAACGGCTACGTCACTCGTTACCGATCGCAACTGCTCAATGGCGGTGACGGCTTCGTGGACGCGGACTTCTTCTGATTTGGACACAGCCAGCATGGCGTTCTCCTCGGGTGTGAGAACAACGTGCATGATATGCACTTAGTCTGTCAATGCATAAAGTGCATTTCATGCACGTTGCAGCCAAGCCTATGAACTCTGCCAAACAGCAGTTACATACCCCTGTTCTTTGCTGGAGGATGCTATGGGTCTGCTGTCGTTCTTTTTCAGGAAGCCGAAGCAAGCGAAATCGGAGCCGCCTATACGCCCAACTCCTCGCTACTCCACACCCCACGGCGCAACACCGATTGCCCGAGCGACGCCCGCAGTCGAAACATATCGGGGGGCGGCCCCGATCATCCAATGGCGTGACGGATCATACCCGATGGACGTCGTGGGCGAGAGTAACTATCAGTCAGCGCTCGTTGCTATCTGCGGACGCCACACGCGCCACGGTCATGAGAGCCTGTATACGGCCCTTTTGAAGCTTGAACCTTCGAACAGATACGACCCAAATGCCGTCCAAGTGCTGATCGATAATCAACTGGTAGGCTATTTGCCGCGCGAGCAAGCGGCGCGCCTGAAAGGGCAGATGGATGAAGCCAACTTAACAGAAGTGCGGTGCCGAGCCCGCGTGAGGGGTGGCTGGAGAACTAACCAGTACGACGAGGGACACTACGGCGTTCAGTTAAGTATGCCAACAATGGGTTGGATTGACCTCGGCATTGGTGCCGAACGGCCCGCGCCGGTTAAGTCCGCTCCGAAGCCGCAGAAAGTAGCAGTCTCAGATGGTCCCCTGTCCGGTCAACGCATCGCCATCATGGGGGAATCCAGAGACCCGCATTTAGCTGAGCAGTTAGAGGCAGCGGGGGCACGGATCATGGCAACTGTCGGCAAAACCTCAACTCTCTTGGTAGTTGCGATGCCTAGACCGTTTACTCCTGGCGCTCAACAGAGCGCACAGTACCTGAGAGCAATTGAGTATGGCGTGATGATCGTTAGCGCGGACGAAATAAGAGCGCGGATCAGCGGGGATGAACAGCCTTTACCCTAGCAGCCCAGATCACTTCCTGATTGAGCAATGGTTCTTCTGATGTGTTCGAAAGCAGATGAAATGTGCCATCATTAGCAGCCTTAAGCATCTTCACCAGCACACGCCCGTCGGGAAGACCGACGACGCACAAACGACCGTGCAGGTCTGGCGTTACGGGCGACCGAACATCATCATAAAACAATATGGCCTCGTCCCAGACAGGGCCAAGGCTGACGCCCTGCACCTTTAGTCCGACAGTGCTGGCAGTCGCATTCTGCGGCGGCTCAACGTAATCCAATGGTCCCTGCCCCTCAGCAAAGAGGGTCGCAACGGACCCCGCCCCAACGTAGCCAACGACTGGGACAGTTTCGGACGTAGGATGGTCGGCGTTATCTGACGGATCGCGCAGAAGGTCAGCAGCATCTATTCCGAATAGTTCGGCCAACTGTTGCACATACAACTCTCGGAGCTCGACGCTCCCGCGCTCAATCTTTCCGTAGTTCTGCCCCGTCATGTTCAGGGCCTCTCCGACTTGCTCAAGCGTCAAGCGGCTGTGGAGGCGCCACTGCTTCAGTTTGTAAGGAGATTGGGCTGTGGACTTTGGTTTGCGGGCCATGCGCCTACAAACCCGATATGTGCATAACATGACAGCGCATGAAATGCACAAACTGCTTAACGGCCAATGTGCATTTCGTGCACTTTACGATCATGATGAACCTCGAACATTGGTTGGGCTCTGATCGCAACGACAGCTGGCTAGCTGAAAAGCTGGGTTGCAGCCGTTCTCAGGCATCCCGTATCCGTCGCGGCAAAAGCCGCCCGTCGCCCCGTGCCGCTTTCATCATCGAAGAGTTAAGCGCGGGTCTGGTCCGAGCAAACGACCTTCTGACACGAGAGCTTAACTAAGCCATGCGTCAGTCGCTCAGCCGCCTTCCCGCTCTGCTCCCGCGCTGTAGCTGCCCAGTAAGCGCTGCCGGTTTCGCGTGCGGCCACACTGCAAGCCCCTGCGGCGGCTCCATGCAGGATCGCCCTGTAGATCGCCAGATCAATGATGTGGTCGGCCATGCCGTCCTCCAACTCTTCAACAGCCTCAACCTGCCCTGTCCGGTTCGCAAAGTCGCGTTCGATCGGTCGGCGGTTTTGAACGGATCATTCGCATGACCAAGGCCCGCGAACCCTCAACCTTTGAAGACGCCATCCTGCGGATCGTTGATCGCATTGGATGGGACGGCGCTGCCGATATCGTCGGCAAGGGCGAGCGCGTTATCCGCAATTGGTCCGATCCCGACATGGACCGCCAGCCGACCATCGACGAAGCGTTGGCGCTGGATGAAGCCTATCTGAAAGCGGCGGCACGAGTGCCCCTCTGATGGCCGTCTATACGACCCGCCTTGAGCGCATCGGCCTGACGCCTGCCAAGAGCCAAGACATCGCCCTTGCGACGGCTATGGCGGCCAAAGAGACGGGAGAGGCCATTGCAGCGGCTGTCGCCGCCTCTCAGCCCGCCGCCTGCCACAAGGTGCGGTCCACCGCTGAAAAGGAACTGGGCGAAGCCATTGAAGCCATGCAGGTGCTGCAAGGTCGCGTGGCCGTCCCTTTGGGAGGAACCCACTGATGGGAGACGTTGTATCCTTCACGGCGCGAGGCAAGCTATCCCCCACTGACCGCGTTGTCCGCGCTTACGAAATCGCAGACCGAGTTGGCGCAGAACTGAGCGACGGTCGGGCTGGTTCAGGCGAACAGATCCTTGCCTGCGCCCTGTCGATCCGTCTGGCTGCGGTGCTGGGCCCCAAGGAAGCCGGTGACTTCCTTATCAACATGGCAATGCGTGCGCGAGAGAGCGGCGGCGGTGGTGCGGCATGAGTGATGTTCTCGCCCCCTCTCTGGCCAGCAGCATCTGGTCGGCTGAAAGCGAAGTCGAGGTTCTGGCGGCGGCTCTGTTCGCTCCCGACCGCATGTACGACGCTTTCGACCGCCTGACGCCGGGTCATTTCTGCGATCCTATTCACCAGCGCCTTTGGGAAGCCCTATTGGCCATGCGCTCGTCCGGCCTTGTGCTGGATCCAACTGCCATTGCCCACCGCATGGGGAATGACGCCGGTTTTGCTCAATGGGGCGGCATCGGCTCGCTGATTACTCTGCTGGAACGCGCCAACGTGCCTTCGGGCTTGGCGAACATTTCCATTCTTGCTGACCTGTATGTGCGTCGGTCGCTTGTCACCATGGCACAGGACATAGCCCAGCGCGCCAAGAACACAGCCGACGCCTGCGGGCTAGACTTGCTGGCGGAAATGGAACGCGAAGCAGCGGCTATCGCGCAGAACACCGACTTCGACACGGCATGGCATTCTGCCGGTGAGATGATCGAGGACGCGATCTCCCGCGTCATCCGCCGAAAGGGTGGCATCGAGTTTCCGGTCGGACTGGCCGAGGTGGACCGCAAGCTCGGTGGTCTTAATCCCGGCGAGACAACCGCGCTCGCCGCTTGGACGGGTATGGGCAAGACGCTGGCCGGTCTCCAAATCGCCAAGGCGAACGCTGAGGTCGGTAACGGCGTAGCCTACTTCTCGCTGGAAATGTCCGAAGTCCCCATGGCGATGCGCTTGGCCTGCGATCTGGCCTATGACCGAAGCGCAGCCAGCTATTCGGGACAGACCACCAACATCACTATCGACCGCGCGATCAAAGGCAATCTGGACGCCCACGAAGTCGAGAAGTTGCGAGCAGCCGCCCAGACTGTCCGTTCTTGGCCTTTGCACTTTGACATGCGTCCGGGCCTTTCGATTGCACAGATCGAAGCTGCCACTCGCCGTCTGCATCGAGAGTGGGCAAAGCGCGGGATCAAGCCCGGTCCGGTGATCATCGACCACATTGGCAAGGTGCGCCCAGTGAAAGACCGCAAGGGCAATGTCACCGCCGAGACGCGCGATATCTGCAATGACATCGACATTATGGCGAAGCGCCTAGGCGTGCCGGTAGTGGCTATGTCCCAGCTCAATCGCTCCGTCGAGACAAGCGGTGCCAAAGAGAAGCGCCCTACCCTGTCGAGCATCAAAGACAGCGGCGCTCTGGCTGAGAATGCCCGTCAGGTCATCTTCATCTATCGGCCCGAGTACTATTATCGCGAGCCGTTCGAGCATGAAGACGTGATCGCCAAAGCCGACCGTTTGGCCGAGCTGGCGAAGGTCAGAAATCATTTCTACTGGCTGATCGAGAAGAACTCGAACGGCCCTGCCGCGCAGGTCATGACCTACTGCCAAGCGGCATGTTCAGCTGTGAGGGATTGGTGATGACTATGTCGCCCTGGGTAGTGGTGCCGCAACAAAACGAAATTCAGGTGTTACCGGGCTCGATAGGCGTGCTCATCACCGAGACAAATACCGATCTTGAAGAGATGATGCATGACGACGCATTTCGCACCGTGTGCATCCCCTACGCCTACGTCGAGCGCGTGGTTGAAGCGATGCGCGCCGCAAAGAGGGAGGCAAACCCCTGATGGCCCGCATCCGCTCAGTTCATCCGTCGCTGTTTACCGACGAAGCGTGGGTATCTTGCAGCCCACTGGCCCGCATCCTCTACATCGGCCTCTGGACTGATGCAGACGATCAAGGGCTGTTTGAATGGAAGCCGCTGCAACTCAAGATGCGTCTCTTGCCGGGGGACGGCGTGGACGCGCCCAGCCTGCTGGCAGAGCTACAAGAAAACGACTTGATCAAACGCTATGAGGTTGATGGCAAGGCGTACGGCGCAATACGGAACTTCCGCAAGTTTCAACGCCCCAAAAAGCCGAATGCGATCCACCCCATTACGGAAATCATTGCTGATTACGTGGCGTTGGAAGCACCGGATGAGGCGGTAAAGGACGACAAATCCGAAACCAGTTCCGAACCAGTTCCCCACCAGTCCCCCACCAGTTCGGAAAATCCTCCGCAGATGGAGGATGGAGGATGGAGGATGGAAGAAGAATTAGAAGCTAACGCTTCTCCCGACGAAGGCGTCGAGAGCGCTCCAGTCGCAGGATTGGCCCGAGTGGCCTTCGACGAATGGAACGACATGGCCAAGCGTGCTGGCCTACCGACAGCCCGTGATTTCACCGATGACCGGCGAAAGAAAATCACCGGACGGCTCAAAACGGTTGGCATCGATGGCTGGCGTTCAGTGCTGGCGACAGCGGAGGCAAGCACGTTCTGCCGGGGCGAGGGGCCTCGTGGGTGGCGGCTGTCATTGGACGACCTGTTCGCAGCCAAAATCTGGAACAAGCTCCGAGACGGCGGTTACGGCGAGGTGCGTGCAGCGTCTCCAATCGAGTCGATCAGCCCTGAACGCTGGGCGCTGCTTGTCCAGCTGTGGAGGGACGGTAACCCGTGGGCCGCTGAACTCGGACCTGCACCAGACCAGCCCGGAACGCGCGTCCCACGCCAAGCCCTGTTGCAAACTGAAAGGAAGGCGGCATGACCATCGCCAAGATCAGCAAGGCGCATTTCGATTTGATCACCGCAGAGCGCGCCAAGAACCGGACAGACCGCCAGATCGAAGCGATGCTGGGTCTGCCCTACGGCATTTTGCAAAAGCCGTTCCTGGTCGACGACACCGAGGAGCGAGCGGCGCTAGACGCCAAACAGCAGCAACGGGAATATGACGAGCGCATGCAGCGCCGGTGGGAGGCCCTTGGCCGTCCAGTTCCGATCCGTGGCTGGAGGCCGAACGGCAACTGCGTCCAATCCCGCCCGAATGCAGTTCACAGGCCTGTCACGATTGGTGAAGCCATGCGTCGCTTTGTCGAAGATTTGAGCCAAAGGTCAGGTCATTAAGCCTATGGATATCACCCGCCATGATTTCACCGTACTGCTGCGGACATTGCGCGGGTCGGACCTGATGCCGAAACCCAGTGGTACATCGGCAGGGTCAATCCCAAGTGCGAGGCTCGCGCCAAGTCTGGTTTCGATGCGCTGCGCATTCCGGCCTATTACCCGCAGGAAACCCGCTATCGTGGTCGGGGCGCTGGCCGCCGAAAGGTGAACCTGCCGATCCTCGTCGGGTACGTGTTCTTTCAGCTCCAGCCGGGGAGAAGCTTCTGGGAGGTTCGCCGTATCGATGGGATCAAGGCGGTGGTCTTCGGTCAGAACGGCGCGCCCGCTCCAGTGGCGCATACCGAGGTTGCCCGCTTCGCGCGAAAGGAAGCCGAGGGCCGATACGACCACACCCGCGACGCCAAGGAAGCCCAAGCCGAGACTGAAAAGCTAAAGGCCAACCTTGCTGACCTACAGGCGATGGGAGAAGCAGGTTTGCAGTTGGTGGTTGCCGCACTGGAAGGAAACGGATCGTTTGCGCAAGCAGCATAACGGCCCAGTGGCGTCAGCTAACGATTCAGCCGGGATAGAATTCGAAACTCGTGGTGCTTTGCATCAACCAAGACTTCCACGAGTTCTTCTGCAAGGACCCCGTGCTGGGCTCTATGCTGCTCACACGCCGCTTCGGCTTCCTTCGTGGCCTTTTGCGCCTCTCTCCACCTATCCATGACGCGATCATACTCCTCAAGGCTGAGCTTTACAGGCATGAGAAGGTGTTCCCCAGATTGTCAAAAGGCCTTGCGCATGACAATCGATAACATTCTGATAACAGCGGTCAACGGTCAAGCTTGATATCCCGACGATTATAATGGCGACCCTTACGATTGATTGGTCGCCACGGATTTATAGGGTTGACGAATTCTCCATAGAATAGATATTAGGGGCAATTCACGCTTTCGCGTGCGGGACGACCGGCGGATGAAATACGTAGGGGCTTCGGCCTCACGCCGATCCCGGTACCATTTGGTACCCTGTTGAGGGCGTGTGCCCGCTTTTGGCCGCCCCCCCCCTTCATTTCGGTGTCTAATTCGTGCATCCAAAAACTAAAGGGAATGCAGAATGACCAACACCATGACATCGAGTGAAATTGCTGATTGGCTGGATTGGATGAGCGACGAGTTCACCGATCTATCGCCTGCAGCTGCCACGATCCGCGATCTCGAGTCCAAGCTGAGGGTGGCAACGGAAGCGTTGAAGAAGATTGAGCTTATGCGTTTCGCGGCCTGTGAAACTTCGTTGGCGGACAGCATGACCGAGATAGCTAAGGAAGCCCTAGCCAGCATGAACGGGGACGAGCGAAGCCTTACGCCGGTCGCCGCTGTGGTTTAAGTCCTGCGCATAGCGCAACTCCGCTTGCAACCTTATCGCCGCCGCACCCGACACGCTCCCACGAACGGCATCCCCTCTGCCGATATTTGTTGATGCGGGAGAGCGGCGGCGAGACCACTCGCAGGGACGACAGGTGATGAATGGCTAGCCACATCAAACTTCGCCGCGTCGTTCTGGGCAAAGCAGTTACGTTTATTGACGGCCCTATTGGCGTAAGGCCTTGCCTCTCGGCGGAAGCTTTGGAGGGTTTAATATCTGCGCCTCTTGAGCTTCGTCGAGAACCACGTTCATTGCTCCACCGCCGTCAAAGGCAAGGCTCATGACAGCGTGCTGCGATAGAAAATCGCGAGAGAGCGTTATCCCGCTAAGTTTCGCGCCAATGCTTTTCCCTCCCGTGAGTAGGCCTTGGTAGATAAGTTGGAGCGCCGCTTCCTCGGGCAGTGTGACCAAGAACGGCCCATCTCCTCCCGCAAACTCAATAGCCGCCTCGCCATTTGCGAACACGAACTTCGGGGCTTCAGTGACCTCATAGACGGTCACCCCATTAACTTCTGTCACCATTAGGTCTTGCTCTCTGTTGTGAAGTGCAACCATGGCCGGAACATCATCGACCGTCAGCCTGAACATACAACGAACGTCGGTACTTCACCGCATTTGCGCGTAAGGCTGGGACACTCGGACGGCATTGCCCGATGAAAGAGACGGAGGCCAAGATGAAGCTCTTGCCGGTCCACCATTGGCGCTTTGGGTTGGCAATGTGCGGTCGCATTCCATGCGGCGTGTTGTGGAGTGTGACGGCCCGAGATGGTTGGGTCACTTGGCGCAAGTGGATATTCCAGCCCCTCCCTTGGCTGGGCTATCAGCTCTGCCTCAGGTAGCGCCTTAGGTAGGGCGGCGCTTCGGGACGTGCGCCACCGTGGCGCGCCAATCGAAGAGATCAATACGGAAGAGGCAGATTCCCCAGTTTTGGGGAACCCTCACTTTTGAGGCGGCCTACCGCGACCACCCCCGTGATTTTGCCCCACAGCGGGGCGAATTCGCTGGGACACTCGGAGAGATTAGGAGAGCGTGATGGTTGTCTTGCTGGCCGTGCTGGCCGAGGCCGAAGCTCTCGCGAAGTTCCACCGCATGGCGGAGGATTGGTGTTTGGAGATTGGCCCGGCGTCGGCACCGGAGTAGGTGACGTCACTTGTATTCTGGACGGCCTTCCTCCTTACTGAGGTCTGAATGTAAGAAGGATTGAACATGAAGATTGATGCGAAAAAGGTTCTGTGGTGGTCCTTCATTGCTGGCATCGGATTTAGCTTGGGAAGCGCGCTTATCACTGCTCCGATACATCTTCTGAACGCATGGATGAAAGTCACCTACTTCGGCGGCTAGACCGCTATAGCGGCACCATCAGTAAGGAATACGCCTAACCCGCGCTGACCTTCGCCTAACAATCAAAGCGGGCCCATCGGTTTCATCGCCGGTGGGCCTTTTACATGGGGCAAGCATGGCTCCCCGCCTTACCTCTCTGCCTAATCGACTGGCCGGACTGCCCGCTCGCGTAGGCCAAGCGCCGCAGCAGGCGCGTTTAACCCGAGACACCGCCCCATGGCGTCACTGGTACAAGACCAGCCGATGGCAGAAGCTTCGACAGGTCATCCTCATCCGTGACGCTTACACATGCCGATCCTGCAAGCGAGTATGCGGCGGCAAGTACCCGGCAGACGACAGCCCAGTCATCGACCACATCCAAGCGCATCGCGGCGACGAGCGCCTGTTCTGGTTGGAGAGCAACCTTCAGGTGCTGTGCAAGGCACCGTGCCACGACAGCCACAAGCAGAAGCAAGAGCAGTCCAGCCTCTATCAGGTTGGCGATTGGAGCTGACGCATGTCCAAGATCAACGGATGGCATGACTATGGGCCGCATATCTAAACCCAAACCATGCCCGTTCTGTCGCTCAGAAGATAGCTTCGTCGAGTGTGCCGACTTCGGTTCATTCTACCGCGTTTGCAACGATTGCTTAGCTCGCGGCCCTGAGGCGGAGGGAGATGGCTGCGATGAGGCCGCTAATGGCAACGAGGGCGCTCGTAACGCCACGAAGGTCTGGAATGCGCGCCCACGCAGGACTGCCCGACCCTGACCGGGGGGGCATCGAAAGTCCGAAAACCCTTTCACGCCCAGACCCGCGCGCCCCTCACCGAGAGATAATCCTGGCGTGTTTGATTTCCGTAATCAAAGAACCCTTATACCATAGGCATTCGACGGGGTAGTCATGTCAGATGATCTGCAGGTCACTTGCGTGGAGTGCGTTCAGTGTGCTCGGCACTTTTCATATCAGCGAAAGCCCGGCCCGGGGCGCCTGAGAAGGTTTTGCTCGGTCGAGTGCAAAGAAAAGCGCGGGGATAGGCGCGTTTCTCAATCCGCGTGCAGGACGTGCGGTGAACTCTACCACCCGCGATTTGGCGGGGCGGGATTTTGTTCCTTGAGTTGCAGGCAGCGGCCGGATCTCAAAAAGTGGAAGACGCCCGCAGATCGGTACGCAGCAAAGCGAAATCGACGGCGAGCACGAAAGCTGACCGCTCCATATGAAGAATTCAGCCGCTCCGAAATTTTTGAACGTGATGGATGGAAGTGTGGGTTGTGCTCTCAGCCGGTGGATCGCGATTTGGCCCACCCAGACCCCATGTCCGCAAGCTTGGATCACATTGTGCCCCTAGCTAAGGGCGGTTCTCACACCAGATCGAATGTTCAATGCGCGCATCTAATCTGCAACTCGCGCAAGTCCGACGCTTGGGAGCTACCTCCTCGCGCCGCTTAAGTAGAGGGAGATAGCTTATGGCTAGAGGCGGATACCGCCCCGGAGCTGGTCGCCCACCTAAGAAAGCACTGTCGCCCGAAAAGAACTCGATGGAGCCCATGGTTACTAAGGGCTTCAGTCCGTTGGAATACATGCTCCACGTGATGAACGATGCGAATGCGGACGAGGCTCGTCGTGACAAGATGGCCATCGCCGCCGCCCCATTCGTTCACGTTAAGCCCAACGACGCGGCTGGTGGAAAGAAGGCAGCACGCCAGCAGGCCGCTGAGAACATTGGCGGTCGATTTGCGCCGCCGCCACCACCTAACCGACCGCTTCAATGATCTGGAGTACAGCTTGTCCTGATTGGCGCGAACGCATCGTCGCCAAGCGATCCCTCATACCCGCGCCGCTGTTTGCCGACGAAGCCCGCGAGGCTCTGGAGGTCTTCAAATCGCTCAAGATCGTCGACGCCCCCGGCCAGCCGACCTTCGGTGAGGCGTGCGAGCAGTGGGTGTTCGATTTCGTGGCCGCCATCTTCGGTGCCTACGACGCACAAGAAGGTCGCCGCCTGATCCGTGAGTTCTTCCTGCTGATCTCCAAGAAGAACAGCAAGTCGACCATCGCGGCGGGCATCATGGTCACGGCCCTGATCCGCAACTGGCGTCACTCTGCCGAGCTGCTGATCCTTGCCCCGACTATCGAGGTGGCCAACAACGCATTCGCCCCAGCGCGGGATATGGTGAAAGCCGATCCCGATCTGGACGCCCTATTACATGTGCAGGACCATTACCGCACCATCACCCATCGCCTGACCCGAGCGGTCTTGAAGGTGGTGGCAGCGGACAACGATACCGTATCGGGTAAGAAGGCAGCGTTCGTCCTGGTCGACGAGCTTTGGGTGTTCGGCAAGAAGCCCAAGGCCGACGCCATGCTGCGCGAGGCAACGGGTGGTCTGGTTTCGAGGCCGGAAGGCTTCGTTATCTACCTTTCAACGCAGGCCGACGAAGAGCCTGCTGGTGTGTTCCGCGCCAAGCTGAACTACTTCCGTCAGGTTCGCGACGGCGAGATTGTCGATCCGAAAAGCCTGCCGGTTCTATACGAGTACCCAGAGGAAATGCTGGCCGCTGAGGCCTATCTAGATCCGGCCAACTTCTACATCACGAACCCCAACTTGGGCCGTTCTGTTTCCAAGGAGTGGTTGCAGGACGAGCTGATCAAGGTTCTCGACGCGCAGGGCGGCGAAAAGCAGGTCTTTCTCGCCAAGCACCTGAACGTCGAAATCGGCCTGAAGCTGGCGAACAACCGTTGGGCCGGTGCCGATTACTGGGAAGCTGCGGGCTGCGAGAACGTCACGCTCGACGAGATCAAGCGCCGCTGTGATGTGGCTGTTGTCGGGATCGACGGCGGCGGACTGGATGACCTCATGGGGCTGGCCGTCATTGGCCGGTGCCGCGACACCAAGCAATGGCTGGCATGGCGCAAGGCTTGGGCGCACGACGATGTGCTGGCGCGCCGCAAGGACATCGCCACCCAGCTACGTGAGTTCGCTCACGATGGCGATCTGACCATTACGGATGATCCGGTGGCCCCCATCCAAGAGGCCGCTGACATTGTGCAGGATCTACAGGGTGATGGGCTGCTTCCGGAGAGTTGTGGCGTTGGCCTCGACCCCTACGGCGTAGCCGCACTGATCGACGAACTGGCTGACCGAGGCATTGAGGGCGAAATCCTCACCTCGATCCGTCAGGGCGCAGCGCTTTCTCCGGCCTCTTGGGGCCTAGAGATCAAGCTCAAGAACCGGACCTTCATTCACAGCGGATCGCGCCTGATGGCGTGGTGCGTTGGCAATGCGAAGACCGAGACCCGCGGTGGCACCGTCCTGATCACGAAACAGACGGCTGGCCGAGCCAAGATTGACCCGCTGGTGGCTCTTTTTAACGCGGCCATGCTGATGAGCCGGAACCCGGAAGCGAAAGGTGACGGATGGAACGACTACCTCAACAGCCTTGGGGTGGCGGTTTGATCTCCAAGGCCTTTCGGGCTCTTGGGATCAAAGCCACAGATACCGTTGTAAGGCTCGATACTACTCGACCGGAAGGCTGGTTGGGGCCGACCAACGCCGGTGTCGCGGTCAACGAGACCAGCGTGCTGAGCCTGTCCGCAGCGTGGGCCTGTATCAACCTGCTGGCCGGAACTATCGGGTCATTGCCGTTGATGGTCTATCGCAATGACGGCGCTGGCAACCGTGTCGTGGCCAAGGATCACCCTTTGTATCGGGTGCTGCACGACAGCCCCAACTACGATCAGACGGCCCTGGACTTTTGGGAAGGCGGTCAGGTCGCATTGGAGGTGCGGGGCAATCTCTGCGCACGCATCGAACGCAATGCAGGGCGAATAGTGGCCTTGCATCCTATCGCAAACCCAACGGTCACTCGCCAAGCAAACGGGGCGCTGCGTTATCAGTGGACGGAGAACGGAAAGTCCTACGACGAACCGCAGGAGAATGTCTTCCACGTACGAGGCTTCGGCGGTTCACCGCTCGGTGGCCTATCGACGTTGAGCTACGGGCGTCAGGTATTCGGACTGTCTTTGGCCGTCGACAATGCCGCCCAGACAACCTTTGCAAACGGCGTGCGTCCGTCGCTGATCCTGACGGTGCCAAACGAGAGGACGCTTACCGCCGACCAGCGGGAAGCTGTTGAGAAAGCCCTACAGGAGAAGCACCAAGGCGCGATGAACGCCGGTCGACCGATGTTGATTGAGGGCGGGCTTACACCGCACCAAGTCTCGCTCACGCCGGAAGATGCTCAGATGCTCGAAAGTCGAGCATTCAGCGTCGAGGAAATCTGCCGCTTCTTCGAAGTGCCGCCCCACATGATCGGGCACACCGACAAATCGACTAGCTGGGGCACTGGGTTGGAAGAGCAGACACTGCGCTTCCAGAAGTTCACGCTTCGCCGCCGCCTCAAACGGATCGAGCAGGCCATCATGAAACAGCTGCTGACCCCAGCGGATCGCGCGGCAGGGATCGTGGTGGAGTTCAACCTTGAAGGGCTGCTGCGGGCCGACAGTAAGGGCCGCTCCGAGTTCTACCAGAAGATGACCCAGATCGGAGCCATGACCATCAACGAGGTTCGCGCCTTGGAAAACCTGCCGCCTGTAGCGGGCGGCGACGTGCCGCGCATGCAGGCGCAGAACATCCCCATCAACATGGCAAACCCGCCAGCCCTTGTCGCAGGAGGCGGCGAATGACTTTGCGCACGAAAAACAGCGGCATCAGCCTCGACATCAAAGCCGTCGGTGAAGACGGGGTGATTGAAGGCTATGCTTCGACCTTCAACGTCATCGACAGCTATGGCGACATGGTAGCGCCAGGCGCTTTCAAGCAGTCGATCGCCAATCTGAAAAAATCGAAACGCGGTCTGAAAATGCTTTGGCAGCACGACCGCGATCAACCCATTGGCATATGGGATGAGCTAGTCGAGGATGAGAAAGGCCTGCGTGTCGTGGGCCGCCTTCTGAAAGACAGCGTAGCCAAAGCAGCCGAGGCCTACGCCCTTATCAAGGAGGGCATCCTTGACGAGCTGTCGATCGGATATCGCGAGCTTGAGTCCTCGCCGCACCCCGAGCAACGGGGCGTTACGATCCTGAAGAAGCTGGATCTGCGCGAAGTTAGCCCTGTCACGTTCGGTGCGCTTGGCCAAGCCGCCCGCATCGACACCGTTAAATCCATCGTTACCGGCGGCGAAAAGCCAACGGTCCGACAATTCGAGGAACACCTGCGGGAAGTAGGTTTCTCGAAATCCGCTGCGGCTGCAATGGCCTCAGCATGTAAGCCGCACCTTCGGGGGGAGCCCGAGGCGAAGGCGGATGACGCGCTCGACTTCCTGAAAGCGCTGCGCGGCTGACCACCCTCGCTCGCTTCGGCGGGCTCCAATCGACAATTTGAACAGGAGGTCGCCATGAGCGATCAAAAGACCGCGGCTGAACTGGCCGCTGAGGTGAAGGCCGACTTCGGCCAGAAGCTGGATGCCGTGAAGGAGATGGCCGAAAAGGCCGTGACCGAGGCCCAGAAGGGCATCGATGCCACCTCTTCGCAGAAAGAGACTATCGACAATGCCCTGACCGCCATGAACGAGGCCAAGGCCCGTCTGGATGATCTGGAACAGAAGATGGCTCGCGGCGGCAGTGACGCTGATGATGCCGCTAAGTCGATCGGCCAGCAGTTCGTTGAAAGCGAAGGCTTCAAGTCGTTCGAGGCCACTGGCTTCTCCAAGACCGCCCAGCGCGGCGACATGCAGGTCAAGGCTACTCTGACCTCTGCCACGACCGCTGCCGCAGGCTCGGTAGGCGATGCCGTGCAGGCCACCCGCCTGCCGGGCGTTCTGCCGCTGCCGCAGCGTCGCCTGACCGTGCGCGACCTGCTTTCGCAAGGCCGCATGGACGGTTCGTCGCTGGAGTACGTCAAGGAGACGGGCTTCAACAACAACGCCGCGCCTGTGGCTGAAGGTGCCGCCAAGCCGGAGTCGGACCTGCAATTCGATCTGGTCACGACTTCGGCCAAGGTTATCGCCCACTGGATGAAGGCCTCGCGCCAAATCCTGAGCGATGTGTCGCAGCTGCAATCGACCATCGACCAGCGCCTTCTGTACGGTCTGGCATATGCCGAAGAGCAGCAGTTGCTGAACGGTTCGGGCACTGGCCAGAACCTGCACGGTATCATCCCGCAAGCCAGCGCCTATGCCGCGCCGATCACTCTGGCCGACGCTACCAGTATCGACCAGATGCGCCTTGCCATGTTGCAAGCAGCTCTTGCCGAGTTCCCTGCGACCGGCCACGTCATGAACCCGATTGACTGGGCGTTCATCGAGACCCTGAAGGACAGCGAAGGCCGCTATATCATCGGCAACCCGCAAGGCACCGCCGCACCGACCCTATGGTCACTGCCGGTCGTGACCACGCAGGCCATCGCCGTTGATAAGTTCCTGACGGGTGCCTTCAAGCTGGGCGCTCAAGTGTTCGACCGTTGGGACGCTCGCGTCGAGACTGGCTACGTCAACGACGACTTCACCAAGAACCTCGTCACCATTCTGGCCGAAGAGCGTCTGGCGCTGGCGGTCTACCGTCCGGAAGCGTTCGTGTACGGCGACTTCGGTCGCGTGACCTGATCCAGAAAACGGCTCGGCGGGGAAACTCGCCGGGCCTCTTTCCGTGGTGGCCGCTGTCGGCCCCCTCGCAAGGAGGCTCCCATGACCCAGAAATTTCGTGTTGCTCGTCAGGTGCTGTTCGACCGCCTCTACCACGAAGGCGAAACCTACGAGGCCGATCCGCGCACTGTCGCCCATCTGGTCGAGCGCGGTGTGCTTGAAGAGCCGAAGGCAAAAGCCGAGGCGCCGCCGAAGAACAAGGCTGACCCGAAGCCCAAGAATAAGGCGGATCGCTGATGCTGAACGTAGTCGTTTTGACGACCGGCCCGCTTCTGACGCTGGACGAAGCCAAGCAGCACCTTCGTATCGATCACGACGACGAGGATGCTCTTGTCGAGACGTATGCAGACGCAGCCGTGCTGTCCTGCCTCAACCACTGCAATCGTCAGCTGGTGCCACAGGGCGCTGAGCCCGCCTTTAAGGCGGCGGCGATGCTGATGACGAGCGATCTATTCAATACCCGCGAAACCGTCGTCACCGGCCAGTCGGTTGCCGTTTCACCAACGGTATCGGCCCTACTGGCCCCTTATCGCATCATCCGCATATAGGAGAGGAGGCCATCATGCGTGTTCGTTTCTTGAAAGACCGCAACTGGACCCCGCCCGAACAGCGCGGGATCACCATCGCCTACAAGAAGGGGATGGAACTCACCGTCAAACGCGACTGGGGCACTCAGCTGGTGGCCAATGGCGATGCAGAAGAGATTTCGCCGCCGAGCAAATCTGACATCGAGAAGGCCAAGGGCTGATGGCGACCGGTAGCGGAGCCCTGCGGGACAGGGTGCGCTTCGATGGGCGCGCTCTTGACGCCAATGGCGATCCGCTCGGCCCATTTGCACCCGGCTTCACGGTCTGGGCGGAAATCGAATATTTGCGAGGATCGGAAGCAGCGCTTTCCCATCGTCTTGAGCGTCGTCAACCGGTGAGCGTAACCATACGTGACAGCGTGCAGGCTCGTACCATCAACCCCGCCATGCGCATGGTGAATGTCAGGACGGGTGAAGAGTTCAACGTCACGGCTGCCAGCCCTGCTCGCCATGCAGGTTATCGGAACATTCTCGCTATAGCAGGCGTGGCGACAGGCTGATGGCTTTTACCAACCGTGACCGACTGCGCAAGAAGCTGAAGGCCATCCCCGTCGAGGCCCGCAAGGCTGTGCGGGCGCAGCTTCGGGAGAACGGCCAAGAGCTGGCCGAAATGCAGCGCCGCTTGGTGCCGATTAAGACAATGGCGCTGCACGACAGCATCAAGACCAAGGACGTGTCCACGAGTACCCGCATTGCCGTTCGCAATAGCGCAGGTGGTGCCAAAGCCCCGCATGCGCGCTGGGTAGAGTTCGGCACCGCAGCCAAGGCCGCAGAGCCCGCGCGGCAGAACAAGAACTTCCGCCGCACGGTCGTCATGACGAAAGCCAAGTCGGCCCATCATGGCACCACGGCCCAGCCGTTCTTCTGGCCCAGCTATCGCGCGCTTAAACGCAAGATGAAACGCAGGGCTTCCGCAGCAGGGCTCAAGGCTATCAGGAAGGCAGTGCAATGACCGATCCCAGCCTTGCCATCCAGAACGCTATCGAAGCTGCTTTGCGGACCTCTGGAGCCGTTGTTGGGGCTTTTGCGCCGAGTGCGGTGCGCATCTACGACATGTCGCCCCCGCTGGACGCCCCTTTCCCGCATATCCTGATCGGAGACGACCAGATCATTGGCGACGACACCGAATGCGCTTCGTCGTCCGAGATCGCGGTAACGGTCCACGTGTACGCCCGCGAGGGAACGCCGAGCCAAAGCCGCGCGAAGGCCAAGCAGATTGCAGGTTCTGTACGCACCGCACTGACCCGCCAGCTCACTCTTGAAGGCCATGTCTGCGACGATTGGATATACGACGACACGCAGCACATGACCGATCCGGATCGCCTGACGGCCCATAGCGTCGTCAGGTTCACTTACTGGACTACGGCAACCGCCTAGCCAGACCCCGCCGCCTCAGGGCGGCTTTTTCATGCCCGAAGAAAAGGAGCTGCCTTATGGCTGCTGTGAAACATACCCGCGGGGTCAAGCTCGTGGTGAAGGTCGGCGATGGCAACGTCTCGCCCGGCCCCGAAACCTTTACTAAGCTCTGCACGATCAACGCTGAGCGCGGCATTACCTTCAACGCCCAGACAAATGATCAGACGGTTCCTGACTGCGACGATCCGGACCAAATCGCTTGGCTGGCGCGCGAGAAGCAAACGCTGTCCGTCGATGTCACCGGCGGTGGCATGAACCACAAGACTGACAACAAGATCCTGTGGGACTGGTGGAAGTCTCCCGATGCCCGCAACTGTCAGGTCATCCTTGACGATGACGTTCCCGCTAATGTCATCACGTACGAGGGTGCCTTCCACCTGACCCAGTTCGACATGACGGGCAACGCAGGTGAGAAGGTCAGTTCCACCATGACGCTTTCGTCTGACGGCGAGGTCACTGCCACCTTCGGCGCTAACGTCGGTGGTGCCTGATGAGCAGGTCAGCTGAAGTCACCTTGGCCTTCGGCGGGGAAGAGCGGTTATTCCGCCTTCCCATCGCCCGCTTGCGGGCTTTGCAGGAAAAGACCGACTGTGGCCCGATGGAGCTGATCCAGCGCTACACTGCCGGCACGTGGCGTATCGACGATGTACGCGAGGCCATTTTGCAAGGCCTGATCGGTGGGGGCTTGAACAGCCACGAAGCCACACAGGTCATGATGGGTCATTTCGATGACACGCCCATTTTCCCTCATGTGACCATTGCCCAGGCCATTGTAGCCTCTGCGGTCATTGGTGTGGAGGAAGAGAGCTTGGGGGAGCCCAAGGCGGGGGTGAAGTCCAAGACCCGCTCCCGCGGCAAAAAATCCGCTTCGCCCCTCTCTACGGCACCGGCGCAGTAATGGGGTTCTCGCCGCGACAGGTCGATGACATGTCGCTGTGGGAGTTTGGCGCAGCTGCGGAAGGCTGGATGAAGGCCAACAGTCCGGAGCCAGCAAAGGCCTCCAGCCTGTCGGAAGACGATCACGACGCGCTTATGGCGAAATACGGTTGATGGCTTTGATGGCCAACGAAATAAAGCCGCATATGACCGAGGCAGAGCCAATCACGGCGTAAACTAGCCGCTGGTTCATCAGGTCATTGTTGGCCATCAAGCCATACTCGCCGCCATCGAGCGCCACGTTCATCGTGAGGCTGAAGATTATCAGCCCGACGCCCAGACCTATCAAAACATAACCAAGTGTTTTCATGCCGTTCTCCCTGAACGGGACGCTACGCATGATTGAATAGCGAGGCAATATGGCCAGAGACATTGAGAGCCTCGTGCTGACGATGAGCGCTGACATCAGCAAGCTTTCCAAACAGCTGGATCGAGCCCAAGGTAAGTTCGACAGCACCGCCAATGCGATTGAGCGCCGCCAGCGTCAGCTGGATCGCAACCTTGCCATTTTGGGGCGTGAGGCGGCGAACTTTGCGCGCCCTGTACAGCTGGCGGCTACCGTTGCGCTAGGTGCCATCACGGCCATGTCCTACAACGCGGCTAAGCGTGCTGAAGCGGTAAGCGGCGCGTTTGAGCAGACTTTCCGCGACATGCCCGTCGAGGCCGCTAAAGCAACCTCCACTATTGCTGACGACTTCAAGCGCCTAGAAACAGATATCAAGGACAACTTTACCCAACTGCAATCGGTGATGGTGGCTCTAGGGGTCGAGGCCACCCAGTCGCTGGGTATCGTCGACGCACTCCAACGTCGCTCGTTGGACATGGCTGCCTTTAAAGACGTGTCCGATGCAGACGCATTCCGCGCGGTTATTTCTGGCATCACGGGTGAGACAGAGCCGCTTAAAAAGTTTGGCGTCGTTCTGAATGACACTGCCCTCTCGGCGGAACTTCTTCGCCTTGGATTTAAGGGTAAGGCCAAGGACGCTAGTGAGGCCGCCAAGGCAATCGCGCGTGCCAATATTATCCTTCAAAAAACCAAGGAGATGCACGGACAGGTCGCGCGTGAGGCTGACACTGTTGCAGCCAAAGAGAAAGAACTGCGTACCGAGTTCATGGAGGCTGCGGAAACCCTCGGTAAGCAATTCCTTCCGGCGGCAACCAAAGTGCTTGAATGGGCAGCTGGTGCCTTAACCGCGTTCAACAACTTGCCCTCGGGAGTTCAGGCGGCGGGATTGGCGATGCTGGCCCTAGTGGCAGCAGGCGGTCCGATCATGTCGGTCATCAAGGGCCTGCAAGCGGTTATCAAAGCGGCTATCGCTGCCCGCGCGGCGATGCTCGCGATCGGCGGCTCAGCGGGAGTTGGTGTTGCCGGAGGAACGGCGGCCGGATTGACAGCGGGAACGCTTGCGCGGGTCGCGCCTGTCGCCGCGGGTGCGGTGGCTGTAGGCGTGGGAACGGCTAGCTTCGCTCCTGCGCCGGAACGGGATGAAGCCGCAGTCCAGCGCGATCTGGCAATTGATCGGCAGCGCCTGAACAGGCTCCGCGAGCAAGGCGCGAGCGCGCGTCGCTTGCAAGGTGCAGAACGTCGGGTGGCCAACAGGCTGGCCGAGCTGTCGGCCCTTCAAAAGAAGGCCGATGCTATAGAGGCGAAGGCAGAGGATGAAGTCTCTGCTGCCATCAACGCAGCTCTGTCCAACGCTGGCGATTTTGGGCTGACGCCTGACCTTCAAGCAGGCAATGGCGGCTCGGGCGGCGGAGGAAGAGGATCAGGTAGGGCCGAAGCAGCAGCAGCGCAGCGGCAGGCTGAACTTCGCGATCAGCTGGGCCTACAACTCGCCATCGACATCGCGCGAGCCAATGGCGATGACGCCGCTGTTAAGGCTGCCGAGCGCCGCCAAGAACTGGCGCGACTGACGGCACAGTATGAAGATGCCGGATACGCCAACGCAGCCTCTCGCGCCCAAGAGCACCTGACCTACCTCAATACGGCAGAGGATGCCGCCGAAGCTCGCGAGAAGGCCGAGCGTGAAGTGGATATCATTCTGGAAGGCCGCCGTCGCCAGTTGGAGCGAGAAGCCGATTATCAGCAACTGATCTCAGATCGCCTGTTTGACCGCTTAGGTTATGAGGCCGAGCTGGCCCGCGTGACCGGCGATGAGCAAGCCATCCGCGCTGCTGAAAGACGCCTGTTTATCGAAGAACGCACGCTCGAAATATTGCGGCTGAAACTTGCAGCGACCGAAGCAGAGGCGCGAGCCTTGGCAGGGCGAGAGTATGACACCCTTAGCCAAGCTGAGGCGGGGCGCGACATGGCTTCGAATATCGTTTCGGTCTTGCGTGCCGACAACATCTGGGAGGAAGCGGGGCGACGTTTCAAGGATGCCGCGTGGGATGGCGTCGAAGACCTGCTGTCGCAAATATTGGGCAGCTTCAGTCAAAGCCTCCCGACCGGTGGCGGCGGCAACTGGCTTCAGGCAATTGCTGGCCTGTTTACCGGTGGCCGTCAGGCCGCGACAGGGCGCTCGGTTACGGCGGGTTATCCTGTCCTAACAGGGGAGCGTCGTCCGGAGGTGTTCGTACCCTCGGTGAGCGGGACGATCATTCCGAACGTCAATCAGGCCATGAGCCGGATGCAGACTGGCCAAGGCGCTCGCGCCCAGCCGGTTATCGTCCAGCTAGCCATCGACGAAGGGGGTCTGTTCGTGCCGCGCGTTCAGGCCATTTCCGGATCCGTTGCCGTGCAGACCACCACCATGGGCGTCGCCACTGTTCAGGATCAACAGCGCGCAACCTCGATGCGCCGCAGACAGAGCCTTGTAGGATGATCGAACTCCCCTCTTGCCCTCCTATCAAGGAGGCCGTGCCGCGCTACGTCAGCTATGCCGTCGATCAGGCCTCTGTGCTGGGTGGCACCGATAGCCGCATAGTCCGCATGGGCGACCGCTGGGCCGTCGATGTCGAGACCTATCCGGTTGAGTACGCCGATCACGGCATGAAGTACCTCTCGCGCCTCGTCAGGGCATGAAGGACACCGTGCGGATGGCTTTTCGGGAGCCGGGCGTTAAGCCCCGCTCTTATGGAACGCCTGTTGTGGCCTCGGCGGTCTCGGCAGGGACGTTCTTGCCCGTCAGCGGGCTCATACCGGGCGATGTGATCAAAGAGGGCAAGTTCTTCTCGATGATCATCGGCGGTACGTCATACCTGTATCAGGTGGCTGTTGCCGACGTCACGGTGAGCGGGTCCGGAACAGCGACGTTGCAGATTGAACCGATGCTGCGCCGTCAGCCCGACGCAGGGACCGCTCTGGATTTCGAGCCCAAGATCGAAGGCTTCATCCAAGGCAACGAGCAATCGTGGAACGTCAGCCGGTCCAAGTACCTGCCGTTCCGGTTCACCATCAAGGAGCGAGCGTAGACAGATGGATAATCGAGTGACAATGGTAGGCGGGGGGAGAGCCTTGACGCCAACAGACTACAAAACTCTCGAAGGTCAGCGCATCCAAGCCGTGATGGCTGCTGTAGCGGCACTGCCTGGAGCCGCACTTGTCGCGTCGGGTCCCTCAGGCTCGCCATTTTTCGCCGCTGCCCTTGTCACCGTTGCAGCGTCATTCGCCTTCTGGATTTTTACTGACGCAATCTATCATTACTCCATGGTCAAGCCGCGAAGCGACTTGGAGTGGAAGCAAATGATGAACGCGTCACTCCATTTCTTCTGGGCTCACGTCGGGTATTTGATCGCCTCTATCGGACTGACAATGGCAGGTTTCGCCGCAGTCCATTCTGGCATTCAAACCAATGTGTCGGTCGCCGCAGGCTTCGGAGTAGCGGCTCTTATTGCTTTGGTGGTCGCGGCACATGTGATCTGGAGCGCGAACTTGCGAAACACGCTCGGTCAGCTAACGCGCGAAGCCTCTGTCGCGAATAAAGTCGCGAACTAAACAACCCTCAAAAATCCAGCCTGCCGCCTTCGTCTTCGAGGGCGCACCTACGTTTTAAAACGGAGGACTGCATGTCTATGTCTCCGGCGATGCTGGCTGCGCTCCAGTCGCGCAATCCGCTCCTCGTTCACCTGCTGAAAATCGAGCTTCCGGAAAAGACGATCCGTTTGGTGGATGGATCAGGCTTTGTGGTTTGGGGTGCAGAGACGTTCACGGCTGACGACCCCGATTTCGGCAAGATCGCAGGCTTTGGCGAGTTCACCGAGGCCGAAGGCACCGAAGCCCCGCGCCAGACTGTCCAGTTGCTGCCGACAGGTAATGCCGCGCTTGCCGCGCTGACCGCGCCGACGGCCCAAGGCTCGCCAGTCACGATCTATGCCGCTGTCATCGATCGGCAGACAGGGCAGATCATCGGTGAGGCCGATGTGCGCTTTTTGGGCGAACTGGACGACGCGGGCTTCAACCATTCACAGAACTCCGCGCTGCTTGAACTGGAACTGGCCACCATCTGGGAGCGCCTGTTCGACGACAACGAGGGCCATCGCTGGAACGATGCCTTCTGGACCTATCTCTACGGCTCGAATGCCCGCGCATTCCAGCATGTCACCAACGCCGGCCAGAAGCTGTTCTGGGGTTACAACGGGCCGTCCTCTGGTTCGGGCGGATCGTACGGCGGTGGCAATGGCTCGATTGGCGGCGGCGGCATCAGCGACGCACCGGGGTACCACCACAAATGATCAATCCTAACGAGTTGGTGCTGCGAGCCGCCGCGACAAAAGCCACCTTTGACCGGTTTAACGGCCAGCCTCTAGTTCTCGGCAAAACCGACTGTGCCCGTATGGTCGCATTCCACTTGAAGCAGCTGGGGCTAAAGCCGCCGCTGTTGAAGGCGGGATACTACTCGACGGAAGTCGGGGCACGTCGGGCGCTGATGCGTATGGGCGTGTCGTCGCTGTCCGAAATCATGGATCAGCACTTTGAACGCTGGGACAGTCCGGCAGAGGCCCGCTTGGGCGATGTGTGCTGTGTACGCGGCAAGACGCTGGGGGACTCGATGCAGATCGTCCTCCACCGCAATCACGTCCTTGGCCTTAACGAAGGCGTGTTCGCTGAACTGGTCGTGCTTGAACACCTGTATGCTTGGAAGGTCGTGTAATGGCTGATCCTATCAGTGCAACAGTCGCCTTTGCGGTGTCCGCATGGTCGTCGGCAGTTACTGCTACAGCGGGCGTTCTTGCCAGTATGGGCGCGGTTGCTGCGCTGGGTGAAGGCGCGACCATCGCTATCGCCGGTGGCCTTGTGAAAACGGGCGCGATGCTGGGCTTGTCGGCAGCAAGTGCCGCTCTCATGCGCCCTAACACCCCGTCCAGCGGTAGCACTCTCGACTTCAAGCCCGACCCTAAAGCACCTGTGCGTGGCGCTATGGGCTATACGGCTCTGGGTGGAAACAAGGTCTTTCAGGCGACTTGGGGCTACAAGCGGGTAGCAATGTCGCTGGGCGTGGCGCTGTCGCTCGGGCCGATTGACCAGACTCCCAGATTTGAAGCCGACGGTGCCACCGTGTCGTTTACCGGCCCGCAAAACGAAGCGACCGGCTTCTATGCTGCGGATATGTGGCAGCGGACGACGCTCGGTTTGCCGACCGATACCGCGCTGCTGCCCCCGACCGGTCTGAAATACGGCACCCCAGGTCTGACAGGTTGGGGAAGTCAACACGCGGCCCCGCAGGTAGCCTTCTCGTTCTGGACGATGGTTCTGGCCAAGAACCCCGAAGACCGCGATGTCTTCACCAATGGCGTGCCTGAGCCCCGTTGGATCGGTCGCTGGATGAAGGTGTGGGACCCACGCAAGGACAGCACCTATCCCGGCGGCAACGGCCCCCAGCGGCGCGACGATTGGCGTACGTGGGGTTGGTCAGAAAACCCGTATGTCCACGCTCTGGCATGGGTGCGTGGTCACCACAAGCTGAACGCTGACGGTACTGTAGACCGTACAAAGCGTATTGCCGGTGTGGGGGCACCTGATGCTGCCGTGGACATTCCTGCTTTCGTCGAGGGCATGAATGTCGCGGACGCGAACGGCTGGGCGATTTCGGGTGAGTGGTCCACGTCGGACGGCAAGTTTCAGACGCTGCTGGCGATGCTACAGGCCGGCGGCGGTGAACCCATCAGCCGCGGCGCGCAAATCAGTGTCATGGTCAACGCGCCTCGTGTCGCGACCTATACCTACACGCGCGACGATCTGATTGGCCAAGCTGAGGTCCGCCCGCTGACGCCTCGCCGTGAGCGCAAGAACACCATCATTCCCCGCTACAAGTCGGAAGCCAACGGCTGGCAGTATGTGCCTGCCGGAGAGGTAACTTCGTCTGTCTATCGCGACGAAGACCGAGGCGAACCGCGTACACTGGAGATTGAGTACACCCACGTACGCATTGCCAGACAGGCAGGGCAACTCGCAGCCTATGCTCTGGCAAACCTGCGCGAAGGCCTGACGGTAACTCTTCCGTCGAAAGCCCATCTCATGCACGTCCACGGCGGCGACTGCATCGAAGTCGATGTGCCTGAGTTAGCGCTGGCCGCTCAAAAGTTCATCGTGCGACGCGCGACGGTGAACCATCAGGCGGCAAGTGTGACGCTTGAGCTTCGGTCGGAAAGCGATGGCAAACACCCGTGGGCGCTTGGTCAGGCGGCACAGCCCGCCCCATCACCTGCTTTGTCGGCAGTCGATCCCAAATATGTCCCACCTCCCGCGCCGGACGAATGGACAGTTGCACCGATGCCCCCTGCGGGGGGCGTCTCGCAGCCGGTGATTGTCGTTGATCTGCCGCTCGACACTACGGACATTGTAGCCGTCATCATAAAACACGGTCCGAGCGCTACAGGTCCGTGGACGCATGGCTACGAGGGCGCACCAAGCGCTGACGGTCGTTACCAAATCGCGGGTTTAATCCCGGGCCAAAGCTACTGCGTGTCGCTCCAGTACGTCACCAAGAACGGGGCCACCAGCGACCCTGACATCAAGTGCGGTATTGTGGCGGGCGATCTGGTAGCGCAGGACATCATCCCGACTGCGCCATCTCGATTAGCTCTAGACGAGCGCATCGACGACGCCTTTGGCGCAACGGCGGCAGTGGCGGGTGATCTGGCGGCAGCTGAGTTGGTCGTGGAGGCCACGCAGGCCGAGTTGGTCGCAGCGCGGCAAGGGTCGCCCAATCTGTTAGCCAACATCACCGGCATCAAGACGACTGTCGAGACCGAGGCGATGACGCGGGCCTCGGAGATCAGCCGCGTCGAGGCCAAGACGGGCATCCGCAATAATCTGGTTCCCAACTCGACGGGTGTGCGGGGCGGGGCAGGCTGGGTTCTGTCGGGCGGCTGGTTTGCGGGCGATCTCGGTTGGGCGTGGGGTCACGGTTTCAAGATCACCACCCCCGGCACGGCGTACATGTACACCGACCCTGCCGCGTTGATCGAATGGCCCGCCAATACCAAGGGCGTGCTGTCGTTTGATGCGTTGATGCTGGGCCGCACGGCAGGCCGGTTACGGGTCTACGTTCAGTGGCACACGCCTACCGGCACGCTGACGTCCGACTTTGTTTATATCGAAGCCGACCGCGACTTTGGCGAGCGACTGTCTATGGAGGTGGAGTCCCCGCCCACGACAACGCACGCCTATATCGTGGCCAACACCGAAGACTTTGCCGGATCGCAGGTGGCCATTCGCCAGATCAAGCTGGAGCGTGGCCTGCTGCCCGCGACGGCGTGGACCGACGACGCGACTGAGGCGAGTGTGGCGTCTGCTGTCACTATGCACAGTCAAGCCATCGACCTGATCGAGACGAAGATGTCTCTGGCCGAATGGGGCGTGTTGACCGAGGCAGTCGGCGGCGAGCCAGCGGTAATAGGAGTCGTGTCGTCCTCGCTCGGCTCTTATGTCGCTATCGATGCGCCTCAAATCTATTGGGGACCGTTTACGGTTTTCGATAGAGATACGCGGACTTTGCAGCGCATCGTCGATGGCAAACGCTTTGTCCTCGGTCTTGGCCTGCCATTTGGGGCCAATGGCAATCTGCGCGAGTGGTGGGGGCCGGACGGCATCGCTTTGTCCAGTATGAGCCACCTCAACGGCTATAACGGGCGAATGACCGTGGCTCCGTATGTCTTCGACAATGTGTCGGGACAGTCCTTCGCGGTGAAGTGTTCGCACACTGTGGTGGCCGCTTCGCGGGTCGGCGCGGGCATTGTGACCTCGCCGGTCGTCACGTTTGAAGTGGCTGGTGCCGTCGGCCCCGTGCAGTTCGATGTCTACCTGATGAACGGCGACGGCAGCATCACTGCGGTCAATCCCTCTGCGTCTGACACGTCTGCGCCGTTCCAGCACCAGACGGTGTTCAGCACCAGCGTAACGGTCACCCAGATCAAGACCGCGCGCTTCATCTGCTCGGCCCGCGACGCCAATGGCAATACCGGCACGGCGGTCGTGGCGGTTTCACTCAGAGAAAACACATAAGGAGGCCGTTATGGCTGTAGCAATCTGTTTGGGCGTGGTCGCCATCGTGGGCCTTGCGTTCTATGTGCGCCGACGCAGCGTCAATCGCGCGGGTGCACCGGGCGGCGGTGCGCCATCCCAGCGTCGCAACGACAAGCGCTGAGGGTGGGCTGATGGTAGATGAAACTGTCATCGCCACCCATCTGGCGGCGATCAACGAAACCTTTGCCGAGGCATCCAGCGAACTGCCCGCCCGTCTGGAGCGTATCCGCTCCTTTTGCGGCACGGCTGTCCATTCGGTGGCTCGCCCGTCCGACAATACGGTGGAGGCTATCTGTGCCCGCATCGACAAGGAGCGGGATCGCCGGATCGACGGCGGGTTCGAGTGGAGCGGCCTCCGCTTCCAGTCGCGTCCGTCCGACCGCGAGAACTTCCTTGGCGCGGCGCAACTGGCCCTTGCCGCCATCAGCCAAGGGGCGCAACCGGACGATTATCGGTGGGCCAACCCTGACGCCGACTTCGAATGGATCGTGGCCGACAACAGCAAGATCACGCTGGATGCACATCAGATGATGGCGCTGTTCGTGGCAGGGGTCAGCTTCAAACAGGCGCTGACCTTCTATGCGCGCGAGCTGAAAGACGCGGTGATCGAGGCCGACGACCCGACTGCGGTCAACATCCTGACGGGCTGGCCGTTTGATCCGACCCAGCATGAACCTGAGCCTGCCCTGTAACGTGGCACCAGTAGAGTAGGAGGCGCATTATGACGCCATCTGTATGGGTCGCCATGGCAGGCCTGTTTGCGGGCCTGTTCGTTCAGGTGGCCGTTTTCGCCTTCATGCTGGGGCGGTTGTCCCAGCGTGTCACGACGCTGGAGCGTGACGGTTCTGCCTTGCAAGGTATCCGTGACGCTGTGACCAAGCTGACGGTCCAGATGGACACGGCCCAAGGCGACATCAGCCACATCAGCCGTGACGTGAGCGGGCTGCAACGGTCGTTGTCCAACATCGTGACGGATCGCGCGAGCAAGACGGTGGAGCTGACAGCGACGCCGCCACGCCAGCGCAGACGTGGAGGCCAAGAATGAGCCGCAAGCCTCCCAGATGGTGGCCGCAGGTGATCAACCTGCCGCGTACCACGACCATCCTCGCGCTGGGCTTTCTGGCCGGAAACCTGTTGTTCCTGCCTGTGATCGCGTGGCTGGGGGATCAGGTTGCAGAACGCTACGCCGACGCCGTGATGCTGGTGGCGTCGATGTTCAAGGACGGCGTGCTGCTGATCCTCGGCTTCTACTTTGGCCGGAACACGAGCAGCGAGAGTCGGCAGTGACAATCAGCCTTCGGAACTCAGACGACGAAAGCTACTCTTCCGGGGGCGGCGGAAGCGACTTCACATAGTTCTTCGATTGGCCGCAAGGTCATTCCGTTAAGGGTTAGGCTTGCTCCGTGGTCCAAGTTTCGCGCAATTTCAACTAGCTCGGCAACGGGACGGGTATCTGCATAGAGAACGATGCTTCCTCCGCAGGCCGCAAGCTTTTTGAGATCATCGCTAGATCGAGACTGCATGCTGCTCCCCCAGAGTGTGCAACTTAGGTGCTCATGTAATGAGGACCATAAGCACTCTCCGCGCCCTCGGCAAGAAAAGGCCCGCCGAAGCGGACCTCTCTGTCATCAGGACTGGGTTTTGTACCAGTCGTCGACCTGTTGGCGCGTAGTCTGCGCGTCGGTCCCATAGTGTTGTTGAATGCGGCCTTCGAGTTCTTGGCGGTTGCCGTTGATCTGGGTCAGGTCGTCATCAGTGAGCTTGCCCCACTGTTGTTTGACCTTGCCCGAGAACTCGTTCCAGTTGCCTTCAACGCGGTCTTGCCAGTCAGCCATAGCGATTTCTCCCTTATGGCCCCCCGCAGTGAATAGTTAACAACGTAAGCGGTCCATCGTTGCGTCAGTTCACCAACCTGTGAAGCCCCATTTAAGCCGCGAGGCTCCTACGCATTGCTGCGTAGGAACATGCGGTCGGGGATTGAGACAGCAGATCGCAGCTGGGTCTGGGCGACACGTGCGATCCTCGCATTGAGCAGCACGATGCTCAATAGCCTCAAGATATCCGTTTACTTGAAACGGTAAAGCCCCATTTCCTTACACTGTGAGAAGACCATGCTCGACGCTCGTCGTTTGCAGCAGCGCCTTGGCGTGCCTGCTGATGGCATTATTGGACGCGGGACTTTGACCGCGCTCTTTGCCTACATGGGCGCGCAGCCCGTTATCGCCGCCGAACTGGCTCTAGCGGCCAATGTCCACTTCCGCACGTACGGCGTTCTGGAAAATGGATTGCGGCTGGCTCACTTCATGGGCCAGTGCGCGCATGAAAGCGGCGGCTTCCGTTATATGGAAGAGATCGCCAGCGGAGCCGCCTATGAGGGGCGCAAGGATCTCGGCAACATCCAAGCCGGTGATGGCCGTCGATACAAAGGTCGCGGACCGATCCAGCTTACCGGCAGAGCGAACTATCTCCGCGTGGGCCAAGCCATCGGCATTGACCTCGAAACCCACCCTGAGATCGTCGCCAAGCCATCTATCGGCCTGCTGGTCGGCTGCATCTATTGGAACGAGCGTAAGCTAAACACCACGGCCGATGCCGATGACCTGCTGGGCCTGACGCGTGCGATCAATGGCGGCACCAACGGTCTCGATGATCGCAAGGTCCGCACAGCGCGCGCGAAGGCGTTGGTGCTGTGATGATCGCCCGCTTCTTCACCCCCAAGGGCCTAGCCGTGGTCTGTGCGCTGAGCCTTGCAGTAGTGGGCGGCTATGGCGGCTGGACGGTCAACGGCTGGCGTTTGCAGGGCCGCATCGACCGCATCGAGAAGAGCTACGCCGAAGCCTCCCGACTGGCCGAAGAGCGTGCCCGCAAGGCTGAACGCAAGGCCGCAGAGGTCAGCGCCGAAGCCGACCAGAAGGCCGTCGAGATCGTCGAGCGTATCCGCGTCCAAACCCGAACCCTTATTAAGGAGGTGCCCGTCTATGTGTCGCCTGAAGTTGACACTCGCTTTGCCCTGCCTGCTGGCCTTGTGCGCCTGCACGACCACGCGGCCACCGGAGACCTGTCCGGCCTTTCCGATGCCTCCCGCGATCCTGATGCAGCCAGCAGGTTCGCTGAGCCCAGTCCTGTCAAAACCTCTGAGTTCGGCACCGCTATCGTCGAGAACTATGGCACCTGCCGAGCCGACCAAGCCCGCCTGAAGGGTTTGCAGGATTGGATTATCGAGCAACGCGACATTCACGGAGGAAGTTGACACCCTACGTTTCGCCCAAAATCGTTGGACAAACGATTCGTCTAACGTCATCATAAGTCATTGGGTGGCGCTCGCCGCTCAGTTTACCGGGCCGCCATTAACGAACCGGGTAGCTACGGCAGTGAGAAGTTACCTTCTCCCACCGTCCGAACCGAAAACGGTCATAAGAGCGAACGCTCACCGCTTTCGGCCAAGAGCAGACAGCACGCATGCCGTCCTCCTTTCTAGGGTCTCTGGGTTAAAGCCCAGAGGCTCCGGAACGCCCAATGCGCCCCGCCGCCTATCAGGGCTTCGTGGGGCTGGAGCAGCTAGAAAGAAGGCGACGAGCGCCATCGACATGAATTCGTTATGTTGATCTGAGAGTCAACAGGCCGAACTTCGGTATCTCTAGATATTGTGTTTTCGATTAAGAATTCGCAGAAATTCCCATATGTGTCGAAGACATAAAGCCATCTTTATATCCAAATATTTATGGGTAAGCTGAGATTGCTAGGGCCGGTTCTAGGAATACATTGCGTACAATTGCCTCGGATCAATGAATGCAAGGCCCGCTCTGGTTCGTCCAGGGCGGGCTTTCTGCGTTTCAGGTCCGGATCAACAGGCCTTCGGCGAGCGGTCTTTGCAGCTCCTGCGCCAAGTCCCACGGAGCTGTCATCCACAGTTCGATCTCGTCGGGCTCGGTCAGAATTACGGGCATGGCCTTGGGGTGCACCGATTTCACCGGCTCACTGGGCTCGGTTGTCAGGAAGGCGAATAGGTCTGCAGTTTCGAAGCCCGTCTTGATCTTGCGCACGCCCTCCCAGCCCTGAAGGTGGATTCCGGCGAAGAACGCCAGTGGCTCGTCCTCGGGCCGGTCCAGCTCAAACCAGACAGGGCGATACTTGCCCTCGGCATCGCGGCCCGGTTCGCTGAAGGATGTGAACGGCACAAGGCAGCGGTGTTCAGGCGTAAGCCAGCGCTTCCAGTGTTGCGAGGCGGTATTGCGCACATTGGTTGTGCCGCTGTCAGGCTCCATCTTCAGCAGCTGGTCGAAGTCGACCTCTTTGCCCTTGGCCCGAAGCTTGTCAGCGCGCTTGGTTGCTGCGTCCAGAATGGCTTTGCGCGACGAAGGCATGCCCCAGCGGGCGGTTGTGAGAATGCGCTCGGTGCCCTCCATCCGCACGATCGGCGCGGCATAGTCCGGATAGATGTTCCCCGGCTCAAGATTGCCGGCCACGTTGTGGGTGGTGCGAGCCAGATCGAGGATCGCCTGAGGACCAGACCGTTGACGGTACAGATTGCACATCGTCAGGCTTTGAAGGGTTCCCAGTAAAGAGGCTCAAACCCTAACGGATGCCCGTCCAGATCTACCCAATCCAGCTCGGCATCGTTGGCGGGTTTACCATGCTTGGGTTCGCGAAAACGTCCGATCCACGTTTCTTCATAGTTCGAGAGAATTACAGGCAAGCCATAGCGAAAATGGGCGTCTTCTGCCTCTGGGTCATGTGTTCTAGGAACTGTATCGATCGGATTTCTCATGTCGAAACCTCTACGGGGATACTGAATTAAACACACCCCAAGAACGGTTAAGCTTGGGAAATTATTTGGCCAGGAGCGGCTTGCGCTATGGTGCAAAGTTCGTCGGCAGGCCTCAACATCATGCCGGACATGGTAATGGTCGCGCCCTGTCGTAGACATGAGGCGATCTCGATCAGATCTTCAGTGGCCCGTACATCTGCGTGAATGCAGAGACTCCCGCCAGCACTGGCTATCTTGCAGAGATCAGCTGTTGGTTTCACAAACATACTCGCGTTCTCCATGACCGCGAACGAGCGATGGCAACGCTCATTCATATGGATTGCTGAATTGGCGCAAGTCGCGCAGGCGCGCTCATCGGACGTGGTCAATCAGCCTAGTTGCTAAGGCAGCTCGTGTCCTAAAACCTCTTCGGCAACGCCCACAGAGTTCGGCATTTCAGCGTGGCATAGATACCTTCGGTCTGCAAGCGATGGCCATCCACTGGTTTGTTGACACGATCATCATTGCAGTCATCCGCCGCAGCGCATCGCCGAGCTGTTCGTTGTGCTAGGAGGCAGACATGCGCCATTCAGCCATCGCTTCGAGATCGCTCCCAATCGTCCGACTCGCAGACGGCACAGGCATCGCCGACTTTAATCTAATGCGCGAGACCCGATGGAACGTTAACCAAACTGCTACGTTCGCTTTCTCGTCCAAAATAACAAGCGTCTACCGTGATGACTGACTTTAGAGACGTCTTAGACGCTTCTTCATTCCAGCAAGGCTTTATCGATAGCCAAGGAGACCTTCGCACGATCGAACTGCGGTATACTTCCTCCGGAAACGTGCGGATCCTCGGTCAGCTCCAAATCAGCCCGCGACTACAAGGCACGACGGCCTTTGAAAACTTCATGGTTGCTCTCGTAGATCATGCACGGAATGAACGTATTAAATTGGCTCCTCGTACCGAGCCCGTTGTGGACTGGTTTACGGAGAACCCGATTTATCACGATGTGCTGTTAACGGTGAATGATCGCCTTGCTAGTAACGATCAAACATTTCCTGTGGCGGATGCGCGCTCACTGGCTAAGTCGTCTTAATTTGAAGACATGCTTGCTACCCCCGTTGGCACCCGCTGATGCTGGACTGGCAACTGTTCAGCATCAGCCAGATAGCTCGATGAAGATCGCAAATCGGGTCAAGGTCGGTTAGGCGATGAAGAGCGAAAAGCGGCGTTGGTCGACCGAATAGGCAAGCCGTGGCGGGATCGCCTAAAACGAACCCCGCCCGGTTAGGGCGGGGCTGTTCCAATTATTGCCGTAGGCCGAGAGCTACTTCTCTACTTCCGACATGTTTTCGGCATTTGATGATTTCGTTGACCCTTCCTGGGTTAACGTCGAAATCTGCCGCGATCCTGTTCTGGAACTCACCAGCCCAAAACCTACGCCAAATTAGAACGGCATCGTCAAACGATAGCCGATTGCTGGGTGTGCGGGAATGTGCCGCCATCTATTTGCCTTTCTAAGACAAAAAGTGGCTGGCGGATTGACAGTTCTCTCGAATGGAACAATAGGTACCTCGTGATCACAAACCAAAGACCGCCAGCCGGTTTTTGAAGGGGCCACGGAGATGCAAACTCCGTGGCCTTTCGTCTGCGGAACGCAAGGTGAACCGCAACGGTCTTGATGCCCATGATTCGCTACTCATGCAAGGCATTGATAAGAATTGGTTATCTGGAACTGGGAACTTCGCCCGCTCTGAACTGACGGACGCCCAGCGCGCCGAACACCACGTCCGCCGCGAGGAAATCCTCAAGCGCAAGGGTTTGGTTAGCGACGGCCCCGGACGCCCGAAAAAGAATAGCGAAAAGTCTTCGTCATATTCTCAGCAGGCCAGCGAAACTCTCGGCATCAGCAAGCGCACGGTCGAGAAGGATCTCGCGCGCGGCAAGAAGATCGCCCCCGACGTGCTGGCCGAAGTTGCCGGAACGGACCTCGATAAGGGCGTGGCGCTGGTCGCATCCGAATCGTCCGAGTGA